GGGACACACTCCCAGGGGGCGCAGCCTACTAGGGTAACCAGAGGGCGTAGCAACCTCTGGCAATCAGCGACTTTTTATGTTGGATATTCCAATGTTTGTTTGGCTAGGAGGGGAAAACCCGGGTAAATGAGGAAGCAACCGAACAAAACCAACAAAGGTGCCAGCAAGCATAACAGGTAATCAGCCACGGCGACCTCCTCGGGAACCGCGAGACCCAGCAGAAGAGGATCGCAGTATACGGACCTTCTTCTGCTTCTTCTTCTTTGGGGTCTTCCGAGGCGGGGCCATCGCACGCACTGCACGCTCTGCGGGCATGACGGCCCGCGGGCGCGAAAACGACACTGCTGAACCAGCCATTTCGGGCTGATCAGTCCGTGCCGGCACATAGGGCGCCAGGCCGCGGGTGATAAACCCCGCGACAGCTGGTAGCACACTAGGCAGCAGTGCAGATGCGGCTGACAAAACCATGTTCAAGAAATTGCTGCTGGCAGGGTACGTGTGTGGCATGTCGTGGACCAGGTCATAATAAACCTGAAGGGCACGCGGTTCATAGTCTGCTGCCGGGACATTGAACTGACGAATTGGGGACTGAGGCCCAGCTTGGATCTCCAACCCAACGACCACCTTACAAGTAACGGAAGCACCGTTAGAAAGGCCCCGCCACAAAGACACACCAGTCATGGTGTTATCTGTTCCATACGAATACACAGTATTCGCTTGGGTATTGGCGAGGGCCGTCAACCACCCAGACTGGATGACTGACGACGTGGGGTCATTGGGAGCCACGAGAGAACCAAGGGCGGCAGCCCCAGTCGGGCCCCCGGCCTGAATGCCTGGAACGGAAGAAAAGGCACCCGCTAACGACATCACGAGGGCAGGCATACCGGCTGGGGCTGCCCACTCAAAGGTGGGACCTTTATTGTATGCCGGTTGGTAAACCCCCTGTTTGGCAGGAGCCACACGCACCTTCGGGTTCATTGCCGTCATGTTGACCTCATTCAGTGGTATCTCAAGCAAATCGTAAGCATGGAATATGCCTAGACCAGGGGCACTACTCACGTACTGGCCCACACTCGCCTTTGACACGCGGCCAGGATACTGGCCAGACGTGATAGTACCCTGGTTGTTCAAGTCAGACGCGACCAGGTAGGCAGTGAGGGACGAGTACGCACGCCTCCACATAAGTGGTTGCGTGGAAGGCTCGATGGTATAAGCCGTGCCAGGCGTAATGCTGGAGGAACCCCAAATAAGGGCATTCATGAGGTTTGGCACCAGAAGGGCCGACGTCGAAGCTTCAGTATTGACCGTGTAAATGGTACAATTTGTACCTGGCTGCCAGACAGTGTTGGCGTAGTCAAACCCGGCCGCAGCCGCCACAGCATACATCAATGTGGGGTATGTGGGCGGCGTGATCAGGAGAAGGTCCCATGAACCAGACCCATACGCGGG